ATGCCGACACCCGCTTCCGCGAGCTTGCGTGCCGCCGTGCACGACGCATTGACCACGTATGCGCCGCTCACCGCGCTGCTCGGAGGTCCGAAGGTTTACGACGAGCCCCCGCGCGCCACCGCTTTTCCTTACGTCACGCTCGGCGAATCGCGCGTGAGCGATTTCTCGACCGGCAGCGAGCCGGGCGAAGAACATCAACTCACGTTACATGCCTGGTCGCGGCAAGGCGGCCATCGCGAAGCGCATCTGATTGCGGGCACGCTGCTGCAGGCGCTCGACGATGCGCCGCTCGCGCTCGCCGATCACCGTTTGATCAATTTCCGCTTCGCCGTCGCCGACGTGCGGCGCGAGGCTGACGGCCGCACCTATCACGCGCTGGTGCGGTTTCGGGCGGTGACGGAGCCCGTATGACCGTTCCCCGGACGCGGTGCAGCGCAAAGCGGTGCACCGCAGATCCGGGGTCCCGCTTTCTTTCGGTTCAACCGGGGTCCCGGGTCTGCAGCGCACCACTTGCGTGCTGCGCTGCGCCCGGGACACGAGAAAAGAGGAACGAGCCAATGAGCGCCCAAAAAGGCAAGGACCTGCTCGTCAAGATGTCCGACGGGGCAGGAGCGTTCACGACGGTCGCGGGCCTGCGCACGCGGCGGCTCGCGTTCAACGCGGAGACCGTCGACGTGACGCATGCCGAGAGCGCCAACCGCTGGCGCGAATTGCTCGACGGCGCTGGCGTCAAGCGCGCATCGGTGACCGGACGCGGCCTGTTCAAGGACACGGCGACCGACGCGTCGATGCGGCAGACGTTCTTCGACGGAACGATCCTCACCTATCAAGTGGTCGTTCCTGACTTCGGCGTCGTGCAGGGGCCGTTTCAACTGACGGGCTTGGAATTCGCTGGCGAGCACAATGGCGAGGTCACCTACGACCTGACGCTCGAATCCGCGGGCGAGCTGATCTTTACGGCGATCTGACATGCCCAACAAACATCGCGGGGAAATCGGCGCCGAGATCGGCGGCAAGCGGCGCACGCTCGTGCTCACGCTCGGCGCTTTGGCGGAATTGGAATCCGCTTTCGGTGCGGAGGATCTTGCGGCGCTCACCGACCGCTTTGCAACCGGCCGCTTCGCCGCGCGCGATCTGACGCGCATCATCGCGGCAGGACTGCGCGGCGCCGGCGAAAGCGTGAGCGACGATGAGGTTGCCGCAATGGCGGTGGAGGGCGGCGCGCACGGCTACGTGCGCATTGCGGCCGCGCTGCTCGCAGCGACATTCGGGGACTGAGGAATGCGTCCGTTTCCCTGGCGCGAGGCGATCGGGTTCGGGCTCGGCGTGCTGAAGCTGCCGCCGGATGCGTTCTGGCGCATGACCCCGCGCGAGCTCGCCTGCGCGGTCGAGGCGGTGCGTGGACGCGGCTCAACGCTCGCGCGCGCAGATTTCGAGCAACTCATGCAGAGATATCCGGATGAGCGACATTTATAGTTTCGATGCGCAAGGTTTTGACGAGATCGTTAAGACGAGCGACACGGCGCGCAGCAGCGCGACCGCGCTCGGCGTCAGCGCGACCCAATTCGCGACCGCGATGCGCAAGGCGTTCAGCGATGCGGTGAGCGGCGGGAGGCAGTTCGACGACGTGCTGAAGTCGCTTGCATTGCGCCTCTCCAATATGGCGCTCACCAATGCGTTGAAGCCGCTCGCGAAGGGTCTCGCCGGCGGCTTGACCGATCTGTTCGGCGGATCAGGCTCAACGCCGGCAACGCTCGGCATTCAACCGTTTGCCTCCGGCGGCGTCATCGGGGCGCCGAGTTATTTTCCGCTTTCACCCGGCGGGCTCGGCCTCGCCGGCGAAGCAGGGCCCGAAGCGATCATGCCGCTCACCCGCGGCAGTGATGGCCGTCTCGGGGTCAGCATGGCGGGCGCTGTGCCCGCGCATGTGACAGTGCAGATCGTCACGCCTGATCCCGCAAGCTTCCAGCGCTCCGAAGCATACCTCACGGGGCAGATTGCGCGTGCGGTCGCACGCGGGCAGCGGAATTTGTGAATCCAAATGTGTGCCCCGGGCGCAACGCAGCATGAGCGGAAGCGAATGATGCGTTGCAGACCCGGGGCCCCCGGTTTGACCAAAACAAGCTGGGTCCCGGATCTGCGGTGCAGCGCGAACGCTGCACCGCGTCCGGGACACGAGAGAGAAAACGATGACCTCGTTCCACGAAATCCTCTTTCCGCTCGACATCGCGCTGAAGAGTGCGGGCGGACCGGAGCGGCGCACGGACGTCGTGACGCTCGGGTCCGGACGCGAGGAGCGCAACGCGCGCTGGGCGCGTTCGCGCCGCCGCTACGACGCGGGCTATGGCGTGAAGACGTTCGATGCCTTGTCGCAGGTCGTCGCATTTTTCGAAGAGCGGCGAGGGCGCTTGTACGGCTTTCGCTGGCGCGATCGGCTGGATCATTCGTCGGCAACTTCGGGAGTGAGCGTCGCGGCAACCGATCAAGTGATCGGCACGGGCGACGGAGCGGCGGCCGCATTTCAATTGGTGAAGACTTATGGCTCGGCTTACGCGCCGTATCAGCGCGCCATTGCGAAGCCAGTGGGCGGAAGCGTGCGTGTCGCGGTGGATGGGATCAAGGCCGACGAAGGCTCGGCATTCACGCTCGATGATACAACCGGCGTCGTCACCTTTCAGCCTGGGCACATTCCCAGCGTGGGCGCCGTGATCACCGCGGGCTTTCTGTTCGATGTGCCGGTGCGTTTCGACACGGATTATCTCGAAGTGGACCTGTCCGCGTTCGCGGCGGGCGCTATCCCGAAAATCCCCCTCATTGAAATTCGGCCATAGCAGCGAGGCGGCACGCAATGCGCATCATCCCGCCAGCCCTGCAGGCGAAGCTCGATTCCGGCGCGACGACTGCGTGCCGCTGCTGGATTCTCACACGCCGTGACGGCGTGGTGCAGGGCTTCACCGATCACGACGACGATGTCGTCCTCGACGCGGTGACCTGCCGTGCGGGGACCGGTCTCACCGGCAGCGAGGCCACGCAAAAGCTGGGCCTCGCGGTAGACTCGAGCGAAATCTCCGGTGCGCTTGCGGCCGAGACGCTCAATGAGGACGATCTCGCTGCAGGGCGTTACGACGCTGCTGAATTTGAGTTGTGGCTTGTCGATTGGAGCGAGCCTGCGCTCCGCGTTCTTCTGGCGAAAGGCACCTTGGGCGAGGTGCGCCGTGACGGCGCGGCGTTTACGGTCGAACTGCGCGGCTTGAGCGATCGGCTCGCGCAGGAGAGCGGGCGCTTGTACACGGCGACATGCTCGACCGATCTCGGCGATGCGCGCTGCACGATCGATCTGACCCAGCCCGCATATCGCGGCAGCGGAACCGTCCTGGCAGTTACGGCCATTTCTTCGTTCACCCCAGCCGGCCTCGACAGCTTTGTCGACGGCTGGTTCACCGCGGGGAAATTGACATTCACCGGCGGCGCGAATGCTGGCCTTTCGGTCGAGGTGAAGACGCACCGCAATTCCGGCGCGGTCAGCGTCGAACTGTGGCAAGCGATGCCTGAGCCGATCGTCATCGGCGATGCGTTCACGGTCACGGCAGGTTGCGACAAGAGCTTCGGCACCTGTCACGACCGCTTCAACAACGTCGTCAATTTCCGCGGCTTTCCACACATCCCCGGCAACGACTTCGTGCTGCGTTATCCGACCGCGGGTGAGCCCGGCAACGACGGCGGAAGTTTGAATTAGTCGCTTGTCCCGGGCGCCACGCAGCATGAGCGAAAGCGAATGATGCGTTGCAGACCCGGGACCCAGCTTCTTCACCCTAAAACGGGGTCCCGGGTCTGCTGCGCACCACTGGCGTGCTGCGCAGCGCCCGGGACACGAACATGCAAATCACCCGCTCCGCCATCGTCGCCGAAGCGCGTTCATGGATCGGCACGCCGTATCGCCATCAAGCCTCGTTGAAAGGGGTCGGCTGCGATTGCCTCGGCCTCCTACGCGGCGTCTGGCGTGCCGTCATTGGCCCTGAGCCGGAACGCGCTCCGCCCTATGGCGCAGATTGGGCCGAGGCTTCCGGCAAGGAAACGCTCGCGGAAGCCGCCGTACGCCATCTCGTGCCGATCGCGTGCGAGGACGCGTGCGCAGGCGACGTGCTGCTGTTTCGCTGGCGCGCGCATCTGCCGGCGAAGCACGCGGCGATTCTGAGCGCGCCTGGATCGATGGTGCATGCGCATGACGGCGCTGCAGTCGCCGAAGTCGCGTTCGCGCCGTGGTGGCGCAGGCGGCTCGCTTTCACATTTCGCTTTCCCAACGTGCAAGACTGATCGATGGCCGCTCTCGTTCTCTCCACTCTCGGCGCATCCGCCGGCACGGGCTTGTTCGGACCGGCAGGCGCGATTGCCGGGCGTCTTATGGGCGCGGTCGCCGGCAATGTGATCGACCAGGCGCTGTTCGGCAGCCGTCGCGAAAGCGCGGTCGAGGGTCCGCGCCTGTCGAATCTCGACGTGATGGCTTCGACCGAAGGCGCGCCGATCCCGCGCGTCTATGGCCGCGCGCGCGTCGGCGGCCAGGTGATCTGGGCGACGAATTTGCAGGAGGTGGTGAACACCTCGACGCAAACGAGCGGCGGCAAAGGCGGGCCGCAGAGCAGCACGATGACAACGACCTATTCCTATTTCGCGAACATCGCGGTCGGTCTCTGCGAAGGGCCGATCGGAACCGTGCTGCGCGTCTGGGCGGACGGCAAGCCGCTCGATCTTGCCGGCATCACCATGCGCATCTACCGCGGCGACGAAACGCAAGCGCCCGATCCGCTGATCGTCGCGAAGGACGGCGACGTGCCTGCCTATCGCGGGCTCGCCTACGTTGTCTTCGAGGCGTTGCCGCTCGCGAATTTCGGCAACCGCATTCCGCAATTGTCGTTCGAAATCGTACGGCCGGTCGGCCGACTCGAACAGATGCTGCGCGCGGTCACGCTGATCCCAGGGTCGACCGAGTTCGGCTATGACCCGGCGACGGTGGTGCAATCGTTCGGACCGGGACAATCCGGGCCGGAGAACCGCCACGTGACGACGGCGCCCTCCGACGTGGTCGCCGCGCTCGATGAACTGCAAGGCGTCGCGCCCAATCTCGAGCGCGTTGCGCTCGTGGTGTCCTGGTTCGGCACCGATCTGCGGTGCGGCCACTGCCGCATCGTTCCCAAAGTCGAGAGCGCGATCAAAACGACGCAAGGAGTCACGTGGAGCGTCGCGGGTCTCGACCGCGCAACCGCGCAGCTTGTGTCGCAAGTGGATGGACGGCCTGCCTATGGTGGCACGCCATCCGACGACAGCGTGCGCGCGCTGATCGCTGAACTGAAAGCGCGCGGGCTGAAGGTCACGCTCTATCCATTCGTGATGATGGACATTCCGGGCGGGAATGGACTTCCCGACCCATGGACGGGCGGGGCTTCGCAGGCAGCTTATCCCTGGCGCGGACGCATCACCTGCGATCCTGCGCCGGGACAGGCCAGCTCGCCAGACGGCACAGCTACTGCGGGCGATCAGGTGAACGCATTCTTCAGCGGGGGCGCTGACGAATGGAATTACCGCAACATGATCCTGCATTACGCCACGCTGGCGCAGGAGGCCGGCGGCGTCGATGCGTTCCTGATCGGTTCGGAATTGAGATCGCTGACGCGCGTGCGCTCCGCCTCAGGCGTTTACCCGGCCGTCAATGCGCTCGTGTCGCTGGCAGCCGAGGTGAAGGCGGTTGTCGGGTCCGGCACGATCGTGAGTTACGGCGCGGATTGGACCGAGTACGGCGCGCATGTCGTCGATGCCGGCGCGACCGAAGTTCGCTTTCCGCTCGACTCCTTGTGGGCATCCCCGAACATCGACGCGATCGGGATCGACTATTACGCACCGCTCGCCGATTGGCGCGACGATGCCGGCCAGCTCGATCGTGCGGTCGCCGAAAGCACTTACGACACGGCTTATCTCGCTGGGAATCTCGCAGGCGGTGAAGGCTACAACTGGTACTACGCCGATGCCGCGGCGCGGCTCTCGCAAGCGCGTACGCCAATCACCGACGGCTTGGGCAAGCCGTGGATCTACCGGCAGAAGGACATTTGGAATTTCTGGTCCGAGCCGCATTACGAACGTGTCGCAGGGGCCGAGCTCGCCGCGCCGACGGCCTGGGTGCCGCACAGCAAGCCGATCTGGCTGACGGAGATCGGCTGTCCGGCCGTCGACAAAGGCGCCAATCAGCCGAGCGTGTTTCCCGATCCGAAGTCGTCGGAAGCGGGCATCCCGTATTTCTCGACCGGCAAGCGCGACGATCTGATGCAGCGGCGCTTTCTCGAAGCCGTGCTCGGCGCGCTCGATCCGGCGTTCGGCCGCGCCGAGCTCAATCCGATTTCGCCGGTCTACGGCGGCCGCATGATTGCGCCGGACGCGATCCACGTCTGGACCTGGGATGCACGGCCTTATCCGATTTTCCCGGCCGCCGAAGACCTCTGGGGCGATGGTCCGAATTGGCAGACCGGCCATTGGCTGACGGGCCGGCTTGGCGGCGCGCCGCTTGACGGCCTGATCGGCACGATCCTGTCCGATGGCGGCGTCACCGACGCGGATACGTCCAATTTAGGCGAAGGGCCCCTCGGCTATGTGATCGACCGGCCCATGGCGCCGCGCGCGGCCATCGACCCGCTCGCGCTTGCGTTTGCCTTTGACGCGTTGGAGCTCGACGGGATCTTGCAATTTCGCCAGCGCGGCGGCGCGCCCGTGATCGAGTTAACCGAAGACGATCTCGTTCTGCCTGAGGCGCAAGCACCCGCGCGCCTCATCCGCACGCAGGAAAGCGAGCTGCCGCGCGAGGCGACGCTCTCTTTCACTGACATCGCAACCGATTATCAGCGCGCGGCGGCGGCTTCGCGTCGTCTCAGCGGCGCGGCAAACCGCACCTCGCATGCCGAGCTCGCAATGATCGCGGACAGCGCGGAAGCGCAGCGGCGCGCCGAAATCTGGCTGCAGGACCTCTGGGCGGGACGGGAGAGTGCTTCCTTTGCATTGCCGCCGAGCCGGCTGGCTTTGACGTTAGGCGACATTGCCGGCCTGACGGTGAGCGGACGTCGGCGGCTGGTTGAAGTGCAGCAGATCGTGGATGCCGAGAGCCGTAACGTGCAGGCACGCGCGATCGATCCCGAAGTATTCAATCTCGCTCTGCCGCAGGCGCGGAGCCGTGCGCCACTCATTCCTGCGGCGCTCGGACCCGTGCATGCGCTCGCGCTCGATCTGCCGGTGCTCCAATCGGAACAGTCGCCGGTGCTGTCGCGCCTCGCCGTGTTTGCCGATCCGTGGCCCGGCCCCGAAGCGATTTGGACGTCGCGAGACGGCGCGAGCTACGACCTCGCGGCGATTGCGCAGGCGCGCTGCACGGCCGGCGAGACGCTCGACGATCTGCCGGCCGGTCCGACCGCGATTTGGCACAATGCGAGCGTGCGCGTGCTTTTGTACGGCGGCGCGCTTGCTTCGGCGTCGGACATCGCTGTGTTCGGCGGCGCCAATGCGGCGGCCGTGCAGCGTACCGACGGCGCGTGGGAAGTGCTGCAATTTGCCGAAGCGGAACTGGTCGCGCCGAAAACGTATCGCCTGTCGCGGCTGCTGCGCGGGCAGGCCGGCAGCGAGTGGGCCATGGGCGCGCCGCTTCCCGCAGGCGCGTCATTTGTCCTGCTTGATCGTAATCTCGTTGCGATCGCAAGCGGCGCCGACGCGCTCGACCGCACGCTGGATTTGCGCATCGTTGCGGCGAGCCGCGATCATGCGGACCCGAGCGCGCTTGCGCGGTCGGTCACGCCTGCGGCAACCGCGCTGAAGCCGCTCGCGCCGGTGCACGTGAAGGCGCGTCGCGACTCCTCGGGCGTGAGCTTTACCTGGATCCGTCGCACGCGGATCGGCGGGGACAGCTGGACCGGCGAGGTGCCGCTCGGCGAGGACAGCGAGCAATACGCGCTCGACATTCTCTCCGGCAGCGACGTTGTGCGCACGCTCACCGTTTCCGCACCGGCAGCGCTCTATACCGCAGCCGACGAGATCGTAGATTTCGGCGCGCCCCAAAGCGCGCTGCACGTTCGCGTCGCGCAACTCTCCGCCATCGTCGGCCGTGGTTTTGCAGCCGACGTCACCTTGAGCCCGTGAGCATCCATGACCGATACAGTCCATCTCGGCCTGCCGCTGATCGAGGCGAGCCAGGCGCAGAAGCATGTCACGCACAACGAGGCGATCGTCGCGCTCGATGCGATCGTGCAGCTCTCGGTCAAGGATTCCACTCACACCGCCCCGCCGGCGGCGGTTGAAGGCGACCGCTACAAGGTTGCGGGCGGCGCGACCGGCGCCTGGGCGAGCTGGGATTTGAACATCGCGCTCTATACGCAAGGTCAATGGCAGAAGCTCGTTCCGCAGCCCGGCTGGATTTGCTTCGACGAAGCCACGGGTGCGGTCACGGTTTGGCGCGGCGCGCCGAATTACTGGGTGGATATCGGGAAGTCGCGCCCGCCCGGCCTGTTTCATGCGGTGCGCAGCACGAATCAGAGCGGCCTCGCGGTAGGATTCAACAAATTGCAATTCGAAACCAAGGCGGTGGACGCCGACGGCTGGTACGACAATGTCGGAACCTTCCGGTACGCGCCGCAGGAGCCGGGCTGGTACTTCTTTTATTGCGACGCGCAGATCCTTTATGGGACGGCCGGAGCCTCCAAAGAAGGGATAGCCGTCGCGGTGTTCAAGAATGGCGCGGCGGCCGTGCAGGGCGGCCCGATGCTGGTGATGACGTCGGCGACGATCGATCTCGGGACCGCGAATTGCGCAGGCCTTGTCAGCATGAACGGCAGCACCGACTACGTCGAATTCCAAGTGTACTGCGGCGTCGGCTCAGGGACATCGTCGACGAACGGAGGGAGCCTCCGGAATTTCGGCGGAGGCTGGAAAGTGGCGGATTTGTAAATCGGCCCGATCCTCGCGCGCGTCATCCTTAACTGCAAAATCGAAGGACACCAGCATGGCTGCAAGCAGCTATGACGAGGCTTTGCGCCGTTTGCTCGAGCACGAGGGCGGCTACACGAACGATCCCGCTGATCCCGGCGGTCCGACCAATTTCGGGATCACGCTTGCCGACTACCGCAGATATGTAAAGCCGAACGCGAGCGCGGCCGACGTGAAGGCAATGCCGGTCGCGGAAGCGAAAGCGATTTACCGCCGTTGTTATTGGGACGCGCAAGCCTGCGACGACCTGCCGGCCGGCGTCGACTATGCCGTGTTCGACTATGGCGTGAATTCAGGCGCCGGCCGGTCCGGCAAGGTGCTGCGGCGCTGTCTCGGCCTTTCCGTTACCAGTGCGCAGATTACGCCTGAGGTGATCGCAGCGGCGAACGCTGCGGACGCCGAGCACCTGATCAAATCGATTTGCGACGAGCGTCTGCGCTTTCTCAAATCGCTCAAGACGTGGGGCGCGTTCGGCCGTGGCTGGGAGCGGCGCGTCGCTCAAGTCGAGGCTGCGGCCCTGGTGATGGCCGCGAGGCAGCCCGAAACGTGGGCCGTCCAGGCGCCGACCAAGGTGGGCGCCGCGGCGGTAAGCGCCGCTGCTGCGGCCAGCGCCGCACACCTCTCCAGCCTTCCGCTTTGGATGGTGATCGCTATTGCGCTTGCAGGAGCATTAGCCGCCTGGGCCGCTATCCATTTCTTCGCACGCAAAAAGGACTGAGATGATGTCGGACAAGATCAAGGGCTGGTTCAGATATTCGCTGACGATCCTGTGGGCGCGCGCTGTCGCGCTCACCGGGCTGCTTCTGGTCGCGGCGCAATCGGTGCTCAGCGATCCGGACGTCAGCGGAGCGGTGCAGCAATTGCTGCAGCCCCAGTACATTCCTTATTACGTGATCGCGATCGGGCTGATCACGGAGCTCGCGCGTCGGCGCACGGCGAAGGAGTAGCGCATGCTCGGCGCGATCCTCGGCTGGCTCGGCAATCTGCTCGGCGGCCCATTCGCAAAAGCGGCGATCGATGCGTATCGAGCGAAGCTTTCGGCCGACAATGCATCGGAAAAGATCGCCGCCGATCTCGCTGCGCGCGAATTGCAAGTCGAGCAGCGCGAGCGCGAGATCGCGGCGCAGGTCGTCACGACCGAGCAGGGCGCCTGGTACACCGCGCTGCCGCGGCCCCTGTTCGCCTATGCCTTCGTCATCTATGCCTGGAAGGTCGTCGTGTGGGACTTCGTCTTGGGCCTTGGCAGCACTAAGCCGCTGACCGGCGACATCGCGCAATGGGCGATGATCGTGCTCACGGCCTATTTCGGCGGAAGGAGCTTGGAGAAGGTGGCGCGCGCGCTCGGGCGGCGGTGACTGTTTGGCTTGCCCAAGGCCGTGCAGACAAACTCGCCCAGCGTCTCGCTCCCGCTTCCCCCAACCGGCTTTGCAACCTGACGTTCCCCGTTCAGGCCGTGTTCACGCTGGGCGGCATATATGGGGGGTATGCTTCCATCCCGAACCGTCATCGGGCTTGCCCTCGCGCTTCTGGCGTTGGCTCCGGCGCTTGCCGCCGATCCGCCGCTCCCACCTCCCGAGCAGGCCGTGCATCCCGCCGCCTCCTCGCCACGTCATCCCGCCTGCTTGAGCAAGACCGAACAGCGCGCAGCGCTTGCCGCGCATCAGGCGATCTCCCTTGCAAATGCGATCCGGTCGTTGCGGGCGCAGGGCCGGCGCGCCGAGGTCGTTCGCGCGCGGCTCTGCCGTGATGGCGACCAC